AATGGCTGGATTTGAACGCCACAGACAAAACAGCACAAAAGAACTTGGAGACGGATGCGGTCGCTTAATGTGGTTGGCGTGGGGTGGTGATGAGGGCATCGAATGGGCGCAACGTAAACTCCAGCAAATCGACATGAAGCAAGCATACAGTGTGCAGGATGAGGAAAAGCGTATCGTGACTGGGCCAGCTATGTTGGCTGATTTACCCATTTACCGCTATGATGATGTAAGGGGTGAGTATTATGTGACCTTTGATGCACCCACCATCTGGACTATTGCCAAAAAATTTGTGCGTAAAAATTTCTATAAGGCGGTAAATACCGACCACGAGACACCCGTTGAGAATGGTGTTCACATGATTGAGAGTTACTTCATTGACCGTGAGCGTGGCGTAATGCCACCCAAAGGATATGAGGACGCCAAAGACGGCAGCTGGTTCCTGACCTATTTAGTTGATAATGATGAATTGTGGGCAAAGGTAAAGGCAGGCGAATGGAAAGGGTTTTCCGTTGAGGGCTTTTTTGATATGGAAGAGCAGGATGAGGTAGTAACCCTGATGCGCGAAATAGCGCAGATGCTGAAAAATTTTGCATAGGTTTTTGGCTTCCTACCTTTTAGTGTATGGATTTCAAAACAGAACTTTCAGAAATGAAGAGCGGACTTGCTGCTTTTATAGCAGAAGTTAAGCAGCGTTTCAATGAAGTTCCGGCTGAAACCGTTGAAGCTGCGTTTGGTGAGTTGACTTTGGTTGACGGCACAATCGTAGTATTTGACGGTGACGAATTAAACGTTGGTTCTATGCTGTCCGTTAAAACTGAAGAGGGTGTTATCCCTGCTCCAGACGGAGTGCATGAAACTACCGATGGCCTGCTTGTAACTACCAAAGACGGAGTTGTTGAACTTATCGAAGAAAAAACAATGCCCGTTGAGGAAGTTGAGGTTGAAAATCAATTCGCATCACTGGAACAATTTGACGCACTGCGTGCCGCTAATGAGGAACTGGCTGCAAAGATTGCCACCCTCGAAACTGCCCTTATCAGTGTACTGGGCAAAGTAGAAGAAACTTTCAGCGTGTTTGAAAAGTTTGCATCTGCTACACCTGAACCGACTAAAAAGCCAATCGGTGCAGTAAAACAAAACAAACTGGACAACTTCAATGGCTTTTTGTCCGCAATCAAAAAAATTAAATAATTTAAAATCATGGCATTTAACGTAACTGGTCTTACCAACTACACCAAAGAGGAAAGCCTACAGCTCCTGACCAAAGCTATGTTCTCCGCTAAAACAGCTTCTCTGCTGCAAAGCGCCGGACAGGTTATCCCCGGTATTAAATCCGCAGAAATTCTGCCTTTGCTTTCAAGCGAAGTTTTCTTTCAGGGCGACAACTGCTCATTTAACAGCAGCGGAACAACCACTATTTCACAGCGCACTTTGACTGTTGGAAAAGTAAAAGTTCAGGAAACCCTTTGCCCAAAAGACCTCGAAACCAAATACACCCAGAAAGCGTTGAACGCTGGTGAAGCTATTGACATGGGTGTTTTCACCGAGCAAATCGGAAACGAAAAAGCTGCTGCCATTGCCGAAGCTGTTGAAACTGCTATCTGGCAGGGTGATACTACTGGCGGCGCTGGCAACTTGGGCTACTGGGATGGCTTCCTGACTATCCTTGGTGACCTCGGTTTCGGTGGCGCAGGCGACCCTATCAAAGGTAACGTAGGCGACGCTTACACCTCTATCACTGCTTCAAACATCGATGACATCATCGGCACTATTTATGGTGTTATTCCTGCTGCTCTGCTGGACAAACCCGACCTGTTCATTGCAATGGGTGTAGATACTTTCCGCAAATACCGTCAGTGGCTTGTTTCTGCCAACTTGTTCCACTATCCTGCCAACGAAACTGCCAATATGGAAATCGTTGACCCCGTAACTGGTATCAAGATTTATGGCCTGAATGGTATGAACGGAACTAACCAAATCGTAGCTGGTTTGTGGTCTAACTTCTTCATCGGCACAGACATGATGAACGAGTTTGAGGAGTTCCTTTTCATAGAAAATCCATTTGAGAGGCGTGTACAATTCCACGCTGCCTTTAAGATGGGAACGCAGGTGTCGCGGCCGGAAGAAACCGTGCTGTTTAAACTTCCCTAACCATTAAGTAAGTTACCGAATAGTAAGTTTAACCCGGGGGGTGGGGAAAAACCCTACCCCCTTTTAATTTAAAAATAAAATATGGCTTGTGTACTCACCACCGGAATGACCCTTGACTGTAAGACAGCAAGTGCCGGAATTAAGACAATTTGGCTCGTTGAATTTGATGCCAAATCTACCCTAACTAAATCAAGCGGAGAAGTTTCCGCCCACACCTTGTCAGGTGGCAAATCTTATTTCAAGTACGAATTGGAAAAAGAAACTGCCTCTATGACTTGGCGCACTATCCCCTCAACCGAGAATGGCACCGTATTTTACGAAGCCGACCTCGTTGCACGTCTGCACAAAGTTACCACTGCCCAGCGCAATGAAATCAAGTTGCTGGCTCAAAACCGTATGTTGGCCATTGCTCTTGATGCAAGCGGTGACTACTGGCTGCTGGGTGCTGACTACGGTGTTCAGTTGCAGCAGAGCGAAACCAACTTCGGTCAGGCGTTTGGTGACTTCAAAGGTCACGTTTTAAATTTCCTGCACAAAGAAACCGATTTACCTTTGAAAGTTCAAGCGGCTGTTGTATCTTCGCTGGCTCTTGGTTCGTAATTGATTTGAGTGTTTCATGCAAAGGGGGCTGCCATTCGGTGGCCCTTTTTGTTTAACATCAAAACTACCTACTTTTATGGGTAGGATGTTATACATCACCAAAGGCGGCACACCAGAGTTGATAATCACGGGCAAAGAGAAAGTGACAATTTCTCCCGTGTATTATTTGCTCGTTTTCGAGAGTGAAATGTCGCAAGAAAGAAAGGCATTTATCGTGTCCGATACAAGCACATCACCCAACAGATATCAGTTATTTTCATTTGTCGAGGGCAGCAGCACAGCCAAAACACTTGCCGTAGGTACTCATTATTGGTCACTATACGCACAGACAAGCCCGACCAACACAAATTATCTGCTGGCAAACGAAGAGATTGACAGAGGCCTTGCATATGTCAGCACCAGCCATACACCATTTAACGACCACGAGGTCAACACAACGATTAAACAGCACAACGTAGGATGAGTTTTGAACTATTACGCATAAATTTTGCGGAGAGCAAGTTGCCCGTATTCAAGGAAAATAAGAATAAAGGCATAATGTATTACGGGGAAAGCAATGATTTCCCACAGCATCTATTGGAGTTTTACAACCGCTCACCAAAACACGGTGCTATTGTGCGCCAAAAGGCGCGTTTCGTGGCAGGTGAAGAAACGATTGTGGAGGGCAACCCCAACGCTGTTAAGATAATTGATTACGTGAACCCTTATGAGGGTGTGCAGGAGTTCAAAAATAAACTGGCACTCGATTACGAATTGTTCAATGGCTTTGCTTATGAGGTGCATTACAACAAATTGGGTCAACTGGCAGCACTTTACCACGTTGATTTCAGCAAAGTACGGACATTAGACCACGACTTGTATATGTACGCAGAGGATTGGAAAAAGGCGAAGCATGAGGACATGAAGCATTACCGCCCTTTCAACCCCAAAAAGGCACAGCCAATGGAGGTGCAGTTATTTTATTTCCGCGAATACGCACCGGGTCTGGGTGTTTATCCGCTGCCACCTTATCAGCATTGCTTGCAGTACATTGAAATCGATGTGGAGATAGCCAACTTCCACAACAATAACATCAGGAACGGGTTTTCCAATGGCACGTTGGTGCAGTTGTTCAAAGGTCAGCCATCGCAGGAGATAGCCTACGAATTTGAGCGCAAGTTCAAGGCCAAAACAACCGGAACTGACAACGCTGGTGGTGTGCTTATTCAGTTCAATGAAATGAATGAGAAAGAGGCCACCATTAATCACCTGCAACCCAGTGATATGGATGACCAATTCATACAGCTAAATGAAACCGTGCAAGATGAGATTTTCGTCGGTCATAACTTCCCCAAGATTTTATTGGGTTACGCAACAGAGGGTGCATTGGGGCAGCGTAACGAAATGATACAGGCGTATGAGTTGCTGCATAAAAGCTACATCAACCGCAGGCAGGAGAAGATTGAAACGTGCCTTGAAAATACCCTTGAAGTAGTTTATCCCGGCATCCAAATCAGCACCAAAGACAGCGAGTTTTTGGGCTTGGATTTTGTTGCCTTGTATCAGGCAAACATTGCCACGCTTGAAGAGACACGCAACGCACTTGGATTGCCGACCAGACCCGAACCACAGGCAGTCACTTTTTCATCGCAAGTTAAATGCGACTGCGAAATGTGGAAAGACAGCGACATTGAGGTGTTTTCCAAGTTCGGTGTGAGTGCTGATGAATTTGAAGATGTGCCGATGTTGTTTGCATTGGACACAAAAGAGAAAAAAGTACTTGCAGTTGTAACGGCTGATGAAAAGGCAACTGTAAAAAACATTGCTGATGCGGTAAAATTGGATGAGCCGGAAGTAATCGAGATACTGAAAAAACTGCAATCCGACGGCAAACTGAACTGGACAAACAATGCTATCAAAATCACCGACATCGGCAGGGCAGATATTCAAGACGAGGGATTGCCAAAAATCGAAGTACGTTACAAGTACGATTTATCACCCGATGCACCACCTTTGATGCCCGGTGGAAAAAGCCGTGAGTTTTGCATCAAAATGATGGATTTGAAAAAACTATACACTCGTGCTGAAATTGACCAAATCAGCGGCATTGTAGGTTATAACGCATGGCTTCGTCGTGGTGGTTGGTACACTGTTCCAAATAGTGAGCCACCATTGCACATACCACATTGTAGACACGAATGGGCGCAGCGTGTAGTAAGGAGGAAATCATAATGGCAACATTTGCATTTTTTATAAGCGAGCAGGATGTTAAGAAAAACACCCCAATCGATGAGAACGTAGACAGCAAGCTGCTTCAAACAGCTATGCGGACTGCTCAGGACATCTACATCCGTGATATTTTGGGTAGCACATTGTATGACAAGCTGTGCGACGACATCAACGGGGCTGGATTGGCAGGTGATTACCTGACTTTGGTCAACAAATATATTGCTCCTTGCCTATATCATTACGTGGTTACAGATAGTATGCTGCCCATGACGTTCAAAATGATGAACAAATCGGTAGCAACCCGTGGTGCAGAGAACGCAAATGCCATCGATGTTGACCAATTACGCATGATTGAGCAGCGTTACCAGCAAAAGGCCGAGTATTATGGAGAGCGTTTGCGCCTTTATCTGTGTGAAAACATGGAACTTTTCCCTGAATACAAGACACCTGCAAGCGGATTGGATGTAATTAACCCCCAAGACCAAGCCATTTTTGGCGGTTTTATGCTCGGTGAAGACGAAGAATATAAATTTTTACGTGGTTTTTTTAGATGAACAAGGTAAGAATAAAGAACGAAAACAAATTAAAAGTATTTTTAAGTGGTAACGATAAACCAACTACTGGCAGCACTGACAAAAGCAGGGCAAAATCACAAGCAGATAAAGGCAACCATCGTTAATGTTGAGCCAAACATCAACACAAGCGGTGAGCAGCTTTATCCGTTAATGCGGATTTTCCCTGATGGCTCACAAGTGACCGTTGATAAGGTTATTTACCGCTTTGCTGTTGCTATCGCTGACCGGCACCGTGAGGACTTTTCCGATGCTGTGGAACGTATCTCCGACATGCACACCGTGATGTTGGACATCTACTCGATGCTGCGTTATGTGTATCGTGGCAACATCGCAGGCACTTGGGTAATAGCTGACAGCATAACCCCCTTTTATGACGCACAGACAGACATCGTTTCCGGTGTGGCCTGTGTAATTGAATTTCATTGCTCTAATCTCCGTGATTATTGCGATACTCCTAATAACAATTTAACATTTCCAACAATAGAATAAAATGAGTACAGCATTAGAATTTATGAGCGGCTTTACGGGCTGCAAAGTTATCAGCAACACATCTGCCAACACTGGCCGTTTTCAGGGCTTTGTAGTAAACGCCGATGCGGTGGTTTCTGCCTGCCTTGATGAGAATGGGTCAACCCTTATGACCACAATTGGCCTGACTGGAGTGACCTTGAAACAAGGCACATTCATCAGCGTAGCCGAACCCGGTTATATCAGCAGCATCACGCTGACAAGTGGTAGCATTGTAGCTTACAACGTATGATAAGGCGAGGTATTGGTGTAGGAAGCTATGTGGTTGCTGGTGGAACCGATGCCGATGCACAAGCGTTTATCACGGCTGCTGCCATAACCGATTCTAGCCAGCAGAGTGCCATCAATACTTTGGTACTGGACTTGAAAAATTATGGCATTTGGACAAAGATGAAAGCCATATATCCTTTTGTTGGCGGCACCGCTTCCGCACATAAATTTAACCTAAAAGACCCAAGGGACTTGGATGCTGCGTTTAGATTGGTGTTTTCAGGTGGGTGGACACATAGTTCAACAGGGGCATTGCCAAATGGAACTAATGGCATTGCGGACAGTTTTTTGACTGCTAATACTTTATCGCAATTTAGCACACATTTAAGTTATTATTCAAGAACAAACAATGATGGTCCTTATTTTGAAATGGGTTTTGGTGCTGCTTCAAATAGAATAGTTATGGGCATAAAATATTTAGGAACTGGCTATTATGACCAAAATAATAATACAAATGGAAGGATAACTTTTTCAATGGCATCAACTAATTCAACAGGCTTATTTCTTACGAGTAGAACAGCAAACAATCTACAAAAAGCATATAGAAATTCGGGACAAATTGGAAGCACAAATACAAATACAATGTCAAGCGCTTTACCTAACAACAAAATTCCATTAGGTGCTTTCACGGATGGTATTACTTTTATATACTCAAATCGCCAATGCGCCTTTGCTTCCATCGGTGACGGCCTAACCGACACCGAAGCAGCTAACCTTTACACAGCAGTACAAGCCTACCAAACAACTTTATCCCGTAACGTATGATTACCTTAAAAGACATAACACCGGAACAATACAGCACCTACGTTGGTGTGCTGACAATCGAAGACAAAGACAGCCTTATCGGGCAGT